TGCATCGCGGTCATGGCCTGGGAAGCGTTGTCCCGCTGGATGGCCGTGTACGACACCGCCGAGGGGACGCCAGGGACTTCGGGTGCGGTGCTGCCGAGGCTGCCGCCGTTACCCGGTGACTCCGACGCGTGGCCGGGGGTGATGTAGTCCCGGTCGAACTGGGATGCGGCGATGTGCTCCGGCGGCGTCGGCCCGTGGTTGGGGGCGTCCTGCCCCGGCGACGGGGCAGCGTGACCGGCGCTGATGTAGGGCCGGTTGAACCGGCGGGCGGAGATTTCGCCGGGGGTGGGGAACGTGCCGGGGCCGGGGTTGGCGTCGCGGAACGCCTTGTGCGCCTCCGCCCGCAGGTCCGTCGCCAGATCCAGCGGGGTGCCCTTCACGGTGAGGGCGTGCTGCCAGATCAGCGCGGCTTTCCGCGCCTCATCCAACGGTGCGGACGCGGCGATCTCCAAAGCCTTCGCCTGCCACTCCGGCACCGACACGACCATGTCCAGCGACGCGTGCGGGTGGCACTTCGCGACCGCAGCCAGGTCGTAGGCGGGGCAGGTCAGGTCGTGCAGGACCCCCATCGGCGGGGGGACGCCGAGGGACTTGTGCCGCATCGCGGCGGCCATCTCGGATGCTTCATCGCCGTCCTGCATGTGCGCGTCCCTTTCCAGCATCTCCATCGGCGGCCCGTCCGGCTCGCGGTGCGCCGGGACCGGGTCGGTGTGCTCACCGGTCACCCCGTCACCTGGGGTGGCGCCTTTCTTGGCGATGTCCGGTGCGCCGGCCATTTTCTTGCCGCAGCCGGGGCAGAACGGCATTTTGGGCTTGACCTTTTTTCCGCAGCCCTTGCACGGCGCCTTCATCGCCTTCGCGCGCTTGCCGGCCTTGGGCTCGTCCATGGTGTCGGCGTCGGAGTCGGTGTCGTCGTCCTCGTCGTCGTCGTGGTGCAGCACCGGCGCCGCGCCCTTCACTGCGGACGTGTCGTCCGTCTCGACAGCGTCGGTGTCCGGGGTCTCAGCTGCGGTCGTGCTGTCCGCGCCCTTCTTGACCTTGTCGTCATCGTCGAGAGGGTTCGCGACGCCCAGCGCCTGCGCCCTGCGCGCGATCAGCTTCCGCGCCGCCGCGACGTTCCCGTGCCCCGACCGGGCCAAGATCGCGGCATTTTGCAGGTCACCGGCGGTCTCAATCGGATACGAGCCGTCCGGCAGCGCCTTCCCTTCCGACGCAAGACGGCGCCGGGTCGCGGTGTCGATGTCCCGCTTGTACACATCCGTCTCGGCCTTGTAGACGGCTTCCTGCCGTTCCTCGGCCTCCTGCCGGTGCTTCAGCAGCTTCGCCAGATCACCAGGGGTGATCGACAGGGACACGTCTTTCGGCAGGTCCACGCTCACCGTGGCGTCCTCCATCTCGGGCGCGGCTTCCTTGGTGAGCAGGTCCCCGCCGACCATCTTGCCGACCCACTCCGGGGCGCCATCCGACGCCGCCTTGACAAGCTGGAACGAAGATCCGAAGTTCGCGCCGCGATCGACCACTGAGATCTCGCCGAGGCCAGTCAGTCCGTCTGAGCGGTCTGTGATGACGCCGTTGACAGCCTTGCCCGCCGGGTCCAGATGGCGGAACTTCGGGTCACCCCTGCGGACATCCGGGTTCATGATGCCGACGCTGAAGTCATTCAGCACCTTTGAGCGGATGAGGTGCTTCGCAGTCGGGTCTGCGATCAGGGCCTTGACGTAATGCCCATCGACTTCCATCCCGCGCCCAACCGGCCTCTTGGGATCGTGGCCCATGCGGATGTTCGCCTTGGTGTCGAACCAGGTCTTGATCCAGCGGAGGCTGGCATCGGGATCGACCACTTGCAGGTCGCTGTCCAGCGTCCCGTCCGTGGCCTTGCCCCAGATCTGGAGGTCAGGCGTGCCGTCCACCGGGTTGATGTCCTGCGTGTCTTCCGACTTCTCAATCGGGAACGAGAAGCGGGTAAAGCCACCGTCCACGGTCGTCGCCTTGGAGGCTTCTTGAACAAGAACGGCCACACAGCTCCTTATCGGGAAAACGGCAGGCCAGACGGCCATAAACGATAAGATGGACGAATAGGAAAAGCCCTGGCAGTGGTAGCACACCGCCAGGGCAAGGCACCGAACCGGATAAGGCGGTTACGGCACCATGGCCAAGCGTACGTGCAACATCGAAGGCTGCACCGATACTGTCGCAGGCCGCGGGTGGTGCAGCATGCACTATCAGCGCTGGAAGAACAACGGCGATCCGCTGATCGTGAAGCGGCGCTTCCGGCAGGCGCCAGTGTGCGAAAGGCGAGACTGCGGCAAGCCTGGTTTCATGCGGGGCCTGTGCCTGCCGCACTACCGTGATCTGCAAAACGCCGAGCGTGGACCTTGCTCGGTTGACGGCTGCGCTGAGCCCTGGGCGGCGCGGGGCCTGTGCGTGGTGCATTACCGGCGCTTCCAGCGGACCGGCTCGACCGATGCACCCAAGATGGCCGGACGCCCGTGCTCTGCTGACGGATGCGATGACCGGGTGCGGGCGCATGATCTGTGCGAGAAGCATTACAAGAACCAGCGCAAGTATGGGACGCCATATGCGCCGCCCAGACGGGACAAGGTCTGGCTGCCGTGCTCGCAGGATGGCTGTACCGAACTAGCGACACGGCGGAACGGCATGTGTAATCGCCACTACCGTGCCGACATTGCCACGGCTAAACCGCAGTGCTCTATGTCCCAGCTGCACTAAAGCGGCCCGGCGTGGCGGGTTCTGCGAGCCTCACGGCGGTTGGACGTGGCATCTCTACAAGAGGTACGGGATCACACGGGAACGATACGACGCGTCGATTGAGGCGCAGGGTGGCCTGTGTGCGATCTGCCGCCGTCCGCCAGAAGCGGCGAATGATCGCGTGAAGCGGCTCGTTGTCGATCACGACCACGGATGCTGTCCTGGCGATACGTCATGCGGCAAATGCGTCCGGGGACTGCTCTGCGTATGGTGTAACCGCCTGCTGGGCATGGCCATGGACGACGCTGAACGCCTTCTCGCTGCGGTCAGGTACTTGCAAGCGACGGCAGGGGCCGTCCAGTTGTCGCTGGCGATCTAACCGGATGTGGCGTCGAGGAACGCTACGAGCGCACCTGCGGACATCGTGATCTGCTCAGGCACCCCGTAGGCGACCTTCACAACCGGGCCGCCGGCGGTCTTCCGCGATTCGGCGAACAGTTCCCCCGCGCGCTGCCGCAACTGCGCGGCCTGCTGCTCCAGCTGGTGGATCTGCGCGTCAAGGGCCTGCTGCTGCGCGAGGAGGCCCGACACGTACTGCGACCACGTCTGCCCGCTCGCAGATGTGCTGGTGGTGGATGAGGTGCCGGTGGAGGCGTTCGCGGCGTTGATCGCGGCCTGGTTCGTGTTCGTGGTCGCGGTCGTCGCCCCCGCCGCCGCCCCCGTCGGCGCGGCCGAGGTTGTGGACGACGGGCTGTTCGCCCAGGCGATCGTCGCCTGCAGCGCCCGCAGTTGCTGTTTGAGCTGGGTGATCTCGGCTTCGATCTGCCGTTCCTGCTGCAGGTCGGCTTCGGCTTCGCGCCAGTACTGCTCGCGCTGCGCCGGTGTCGTCGCCGCGCCGCCGCCAGCAGCGCCGGCAGCACCCGTCCCGCCCCCGCCACCCCCCGAACCGCCGCCACCGCCGGGGGCACCCGCGCCACCGCCGCCGCCTGCGCTGGGCGGCATTCCCGGCGACATAGGGTTACGGGTCCACTCACCCGATGCGTGCGCGTTGCCAGCCGGGTTACGGGCCTCGTTCGCGTAGGCGTTCCCCCAGCCCTTGGCCGCCTCGGTCTGGGTTGTCATGGGGCCGCCTTCCCCTCGGGAACCATCTGCGGGACCAGCGCCTGCAACCACACCGCCCGCAGTCACTCCCGCGCCGGTAATGACTGTGAACAGCCCGGTCATGCCCGCACCTGCACACCGCAGCCATCACTGGCCCCGCAGGTCCACTTTTTCGCGCCACACCCACCTGTTACGGGGGCCGCGGACGATGAAACCCGTGTCCAGCACCACCGCGCCGTGATCCAGGTCCACGTCAATCCCGGCAGCGTCCAGGGCCTGCAAGGCGTCGACGACGGCGGCGATGAGCTGTTCAGCCGCCATGGCTGGCGCGGAGCGCTTCCCATTCGGCCAGGGCACGCCGGGACGCCGCCTGCACCTCAGGTGTCACTTTCCCGCGCCCCCAGTGCAGGTCACCTGCGGCCCACCGTTTGATCGCGTTGATCGCGTAGGCGACGGCGGTGCTTTCGTCCAGCCCCTGGTCCCGCATCAGGGCGGCGGCGATGTGCTCGACATAGTTGGGCAGTTTCTGCTTGAACGGGACGTGCTTGTCCGGGGTGTGCCACAGCCCGTGCGGGCCGAGCAGATGCGGGGTGGCTTCCAGCATCGGCGTCTGCGCCGATTTCAGCGCCCGCCGGATCCGTTTCACGTCCTCCAGCAGCTCCGGGCGGACGGCCGGGTTTTCCTTCAACTGGGCCGGGTCCCACCACGCGAGCGCCTCAACATGGTCCCCGTCCGGGTCGTCCGGGTTGGTGACATCGTCGCGGTCACCGTGGATCGGCACCGCATCCTCCGACGGCACGGTGTGGACGAAACCCCGGTACCTACCGTTGCCGCTGTTCCAGATGCCTTCCAGGTCCCCGTCAGGGACCTCGCACCCGGTTTCCTCCGCCCACTCCCTGCGTGCGGCCTCGAGCGCGTCCTCACCGGCGTCCAGGCGGCCGCCGGGGAACTCCCAGAACCCGGCGGCTTTGTCGTCGCCGCCGGGGTCGATGGCGCGCTGGAGCATCAGGATCCGGCCCGTGTCCGCCGCCCTGACGGCCAGGCCCGCGGCGACAGGCGGCTTGTCCGCCTTTCCGTAGAGCATCTCGCCGTAAACTTCACGAGCTGCCGCAGCCTGAAGTTCGCGCTGGGCGATGGCGGCCACGTCCTCAAAGCCATGCCCAGAGAACGCCTTGTTCGCCGGGTCTTCCCCTTGGTGGATCTGTGCGCTGTGCGTCTCGTCCCAGGGCCCGTCATCGCGAGGAACGAACCCGACGTAGGCGAGCACTGGTTTGCCGAGCTTGCGGTACGCCAGCGTGCGGTGGTGCCCGTCGATGATCTCGGTCTTGTCGTCGCCGGGTTTTTGCACCATGACGACGGGGTTGGTGTGCCCGGTGCCGTCCTTGATGGCCTTCGCGAACCGGTCCACGGCCTTCGGTTCGTGGGATGCGGCCCAGGAATCCTCGTCGCTGGTGTTGATCCGGTCCTGCGGGATCCGCACGGGCCCGATCCAGCGGGCGTCCCGCATCCAGCCGAGCGCCTTCTCCGGGTAGTTCTGCCGCATCTGCCCGATGACATGCTCGGCCTCAACCGGGTTCGGGTCCGTCAGGTCGGCCGCGTTCTTCCCCACTGCGTTCGGCGGCCGGCCGATCCTGCCATCACCCGGCACCGGCATGGCGGGGGCCTGCTGAGTACCGTGCCCGCCTTGCGGCCAGTACCCGTCCATGTACGTCGCCGGCCAGCGGGCCCCCGGCAGCGGGCCAACCTCACGTTCGCCGGGCCAGTCCGCGTCGTCAGCATCATCGGGAGCCGTCGCTATGCGGGGGGTGACTTCGCCGCCGTTCCACCGCAGCGGTTCCCCGCCCGCCGTCACACCGGCAACCCCGCCGGGCCGGTACCCGCCGTTCCCGTCGTGCGGCACCGGGGCGCCGAGCGCGCCCTGACCGGGGGCGGTGCCGTACTGGTCAGACCCTGCAGGCCAGTACTCCTGCCCGTTCAGCCCCACCGACCGGCGTGCCTTCTCCACATCCGGCGCGCCGGCAGGCAGGACCGCGCAGCGGCATCTCGGGTGCTGCGGCACCGTCAGCGCACCGGACTGGAACGCCGCATCCAGCGGGATCGGCCCTTCGGCGGCGTTCGCCGCGCACACCGGGCACGGGCCGTCTTCGGTGACCCATTCCTTGTAGGCGACCCCGACCTGCCGGTAGTGCTGCATCGCGGCTTCGCCCTGCGCCTGCCCGATCTCAGTGCCGGCGATCATCGGTGCGCGCTGCGGCACCATCAGCAGCGACTCCAGCCGGGTGATCACATCCGCCGGGGCGCCGCCCGATGCCGCGGTGTCGGCGATGGCCTGCTCGATCTCGCCGACGCGGGTGCCGGACATGCCGGTGACCGCGTTCTCGCCGTGGGAGGCGATCCACGCCTTCAGCGTCTCCGGGACGGCGGTGCCGATCGTGCGCCGGTCGCCGGGGGTCCAGTTCCCGAATCCGCTGCCCGTGCCGGTTGCTTCCAGCGCGGAGCGGTGGCCGAGGTGCCACGCCTCCCGCCACAGCGCCCGCAGCACCTTCCGCAAAGCCTGCGCGATCAGGTCCCGGATCAGCCCGGCCAGAACCTGCCGGGTGACCGCCAAAGTGCCGGCCCACCAGCGGCGGATCAGCGCCGCGGCCTTCCGGAGGGCTTTGCCGAACGCGGCGGCTATCTTCCCGGTGTAGACGCGCGCCAGGTCCTGGTCATGCGCCCACCCGGCCCACCCTTTTGGGCCACCGGCCTTCACCACCGTCTCCACAGAGCCGGGGGGGAGGGTGATCAGCGCCCCGGCGACCGCCTCATTCACGGTGAGGCCCTTGGTGAGGTCCTCGGCGATCGTCGCCAGCGTGACACCGGGAATGAACCTGGGCCGCCAGGTGCGGATGTCGCGGCCTTTGCGCAGATGGCGGCCGAGGGCCTCAAGTTCGGCCTTCGCCGCCCGTCCCCGGCCCGAGGTGACACCCATGTGACCCTGGGCGGCGGAATGCGCCGGCGTGCTCCCCACGGTGCGCCCGGCGCGTTCCGGCGGCACCTCCGCCTGGCGGCGGGACCCGGTCGGCAGCCCGAGCCGCGGGTTGTGCGTACCCACAGGCCGCGATGACGGGGGGTGGTGCACTCCGATCGGCTTCGGAGTGCCCGCAGCAGCGCCGGTGCCGCTGGTGGCGGTGGCTTCGCCCGCTGCCTCCGACGATGGGCTGCCGGTGCTGCCGGAGTACGGGCCCGAACTCGCGCCTTGCATGTCCGCGCCCGGCATCCACTCGAACGGCATCGGCCCCATCTGCGTGAAAACCACCGGCCCGGACGTTTCCGGCAGCCCCCACGGGGGCAGTTCCAGCTCACCCCGCGCCTCATCCACCGACCGGATACCGTTCTGCACCTGCTTGACCAGCAGATCCGTGGTCGCGGCCTGGTCCTGCGCCTCATCCAAGCCGGCGAAGGTGAACTTCATGTCGTCCTGGCCCGCGATGACGTGCAGGACGGTGTTCATGATGTCGCAGATGAACTTCAGCAGCGGCTTCGTGCTGGTCCGCTCGTGCACCGTGCGGCTGGCCTGGGCCATCTCCCGGGCCGCGAACGGGGACGCCACGGTGGATACCTTGGGGATGATGCCCAGGGACATCGGGTCGACGTCGTAGGTCATCGCGACGTTGTTCATGATGATCTCGTCGAACTGGTCGGCGAGGTCCTGCGCCCGCTGCGGCTCAACCCGCGCACCCGGCGGCAACACAATGATCTTGTGGTGCCAGGCGGGGTCACCCGCGTACGCGTTCAGCGCGTCCTGCAGCTCCCGGATCTGGTTCGGCGTGATAT